TCAACTTCAACGTTATCAACCACTTCCAGCACTTTATCTTCAACTTCAACGTTATCAACCACTTCCAGCACTTTATCTTCAACTTCAACGTTATCAACCACTTCCAGTCTTTCAACTACAAGTTCAACATTATCAACCACTTCCAGCACTTTATCTTCAACTTCAACGTTATCAACCACTTCCAGTCTTTCAACTACAAGTTCAACATTATCAACCACTTCCAGTCTTTCAACTACAAGTTCAACATTATCAACCACTTCCAGTCTTTCAACCACTTCCAGCCTCAGTACCACTTCCTCAACGTTATCAACCACTTCCAGCCTTAGCACAACAAGCTCAACATTATCAACCACTTCCAGCTCCTCGACAACCACCACCGCCCTTTGTATTTATGATGACGCATTTAATGACCTCTCTGATTGGCGGGTGGACAACATAAAAGGCACTAGTACTATTACAATTCAAACAAATAAGTTAAAACTATACTGTCCTGATGCTACAGATTCTATGAGTATTGCTACTAATATTTATCTTCTTCCAGTTGGTGATTTTGATGTTAGAATTGACTTGGTCTCTTATGACAAGACAGTACAGGGGGGTAATGTTTCTTTTCGGGTGGCATGTGCTTCTATGGATAATGAAATACGCACTACATACAGAATCACTGGTAATGTGAATTTTTGTGAAACACGTTGGAGAATTAACGGCGGTGGCGTACAAACAGGTAACGACAATGTAGTAAAGCCTACTAAAATGAGAATAGTAAGGGATGGCGACCTCCTAAAAACGTATGAGTATAGTAGTGGTACTTGGAATTTAATTAATAGTGTTGATTTTGGAGTTTTTGCCGCTGCTGTTGACAGATTAAAAGTTTACGTGTTTGATAATATTAACCAAGATGGATGTACAGCATATATGGATAATTTATATTATGTTGATAGTTGCCCGAGTGGCGCTACCTGGTCAACCACAACCTCAACTACTTCCAGTTCCTCAACTACCACAACCACAGCACCTCCTTAATGAGTAATGGAAAATGATTGTCAGATATAGGTTTATCTTAAAACACAATACACTTGGAGATGTACAAATCCCGATTACATCCTTTTCAGCTCGTGTCAGGTCAAATTCCGCCTCTTACCTGCAAATAACCATAATGTACACTCCTGCCCGCTTTTCTCTAATAAATGCTAGATCTGATGGGGGGATTTTGAGAATTGAGAAAATATTTGCAAACTCAAGTGAAGTGATCACCTCAGTAAATATTGAAGATGTAAGATTTGACGAAGGGTCTGTAAATAAAACAATCTCAATCTCAGGGCACAGAACATACTCAAATGATAGCCCTACCAATGTTACATTAGTAAAATATTCTTATATCCGGCACTCTGTACCACGCTCAATTAGGTGTAGTGTCCGAAACCCTGTTAAACCCGGTGACACTGTAACAGCCGGGACAATCTCATTTGTGGCTGACTTGGTCTCTATCTATGCCAATGCACAGAATTCAGCAATGGAAATCACAGAAGAGACTGCAGAAGTGACAACCACTACCACAACTACCAGCTCCTCGACGACTACGACGACGGGGCCACCACCATAACCACAATTGAATGGGAGAGAGGGAGAAATGGAGAATAAAAATTGTCTGTAAATTTCCCCGAATTAGCTCTTGTTACACCACACCCTAATAATTTTTTACTTATCAGCCAGGGAGGGGTAAACAAGAAAATTACTATTGAAAGTTTATTTGAGATGATTGGACATACCACGACCACGACCACGACCACAACTTCAACACTTTCAACGACTTCCAGCACTTTATCTTCAACTTCAACATTTTCAACGACTTCCAGTCTCTCAACGACTTCCTCAACACTCTCAACAACTTCCAGCCTCAGTACCACTACGACTAGCCATAGCACCACTACGACAAGTCATTCCACAACCACTACCAGCCACAGCAGTACTACAACCACTTCCAGCCTTAGCACTACTACAACCAGCCACAGCACTACCACGACTAGTCATTCCACAACCACATCCAGTCTTAGCACCACCACTACCAGCCATAGCAGTACTACAACCAGCCACAGCAGCACTACTACTACAACCAGCCACAGCACTACCACGACAAGTCACAGTACTACCACGACCAGCCACACCTCTACAACCACTACCACAAGCCTTTCTACGACCACGACCAGTCACACCTCAACTTGTTCCTCAACTTGCTCAACACTTTCAACGACTACCACCACCCATTCCTCATCCTCCACCACTACCACCACCCATATCCCATGTGAATATGATGATGATTTTTCAGATGACAACGCCTGGCAGGTTGAAGCCACTCACAATGGTAATGAAACATTCACTATTATCGCTAACAGAGGCAGACTTACTCTCCTTGATGAAATCTCAGCCATCAGAATCGCTCATATGTACTTATTACCTGTAGACGGTGATTATGATGTTAGAATTGACTTAGCCACTTACTCAGCAAATGACAACACTAATGCTCCTGATGTACTGTTTAGGTTACAAGATGGCGTAGGCGCTAACAGGGCCGAAGTCAATTACACACTCAATGCTGATGGTACTACTCACGAATTGAGATCCGGGTTACGGAAAAATAACAGTAATCAATTCTCAAGTATTGTTAATCCTGTTTCAATCCCAACCGCACTCAGAATTAAAAGAACCGGTATGATAATCACTACCTATTATACAATTGGCGCCGGTTGGGTGTTAATCGATTTCCGTGATTATGAATCCTACTCTTGTAATGTTAGAGAAGTAGCGCTTGTTATTTACAGTAACGGCGCCAATGGCGGTTACGTTGAATTTGATAACCTGGATTTTCTTGACGGATGTCCTGAAGGGCAAAAAGCCTGGACAACTACCACTACCACAACTACCAGCTCCTCAACAACTACTACCACAAGCCCCCCATAAATTAAGGGCGGGAGGGGATCTCCTCTCCCGCTTCCTTCCTTGCTTTGTATACAAAAAAATAAAAAAATGTATTTCCCCCTTGACACACGTATATGGGCTTTGTATACTTTTAATTAGTTTGTATGTAGAATGAATTTTAACTTTTGAGAAGAGGAGGAATGCTTGATGAGAGTAGATGTAACTTCGAGTACAGAAAAGCCAAAATCTGAACCTGTAAAAATGCTTATAACTTTAACACAGGAAGAGCTCCAGACAATGTTTGCAATTTTACAAAGAGGTATGAATTTTTTTCCTGAGCATACTTCAAAATATCAATTAACAAGTACAATCGAGTGTACTATTAAGGATCACCTAAAAAAGAGCTAGTAATAATATCTACTTAATTTTGTACACAAAGTAAATTTGGATTTTAACGTTTCAGGATGAGAGGTCAGCAAAGAATGAAAGTAGCAATTTTAACAAACTTCACCGAATTTTATCCGGCATACTCCCTAACGGGTATAGTAAAAGATCAAGTTGTGATGCTAAGTAGATATGGCCATGAAGTACATTTATTTGTAAATGACCACTACAACGGCGAATCCTTTCCCGGTAACGTACAACTTGAAAAGAAAATCCCGTTTGCCCACCTTACTGATTATAAATCCCTCAATGATCTCTCTCCTGAACACAAAATGACTGCCAACGCCACGAAGGTGGTGTTGGTTAAAGAGTTGCAAGACTACGATATAATTTTTACTCATGATTTCATATTCACTGGTTGGAATCTCCCTTATGCAATTGGGGTTAAGGAAGCCAACAAAGAACTGGAAAAGCCCAGATGGTTGAACTGGGTACACTCAGTCCCTTCAGCGTTATCAGATTGGTGGAATATCAATGCTTATGGGAAGAAACACAAAATCATCTACCCCAATCGAACCGACAAAATACAGGTGTGTGAACAATTCCGAGGCAAAGTAGATGATGTACGGGTAATTCCCCATGTCAAGGATATTAGGTCTTGGATGGATTTTAATGAGGAGACCAATAACATTATTGATTTTGCCCCCCAACTAATGACTGCTGACATTGTCAGTATTTACCCTTGTAGTGTAGACAGGTTACAAGCCAAGGGTCTCTCCTCAGTCATTAGAATTATAAATTATCTAAAAAGGTCTATGAAAAGTGTCTGCTTACTCGTAGCCACCCAATGGACTACTACCCAAAAACAATTTGATATCATCGACAAATACAAAAAAGAAGCTGCTCAACTGAATTTAATAATTGGTCGGGATATAATTTTCTCAAGCGACTACCAGGTAAAAAATAACAAACCCAAATACGGAGTAGGCGTCCCGAAGGAGGTTCTGAGAGAGTTAATGATGCTCGGGAACCTTTTTATAATGCCTACAGTTGAAGAAACATTTGGATTAGTAATCCCGGAAATAGTTCTCTCGGGGTCCCCTCTCATTGTATTGAACAAGTCATTAGCCATGATGGCGGAGGTATCCGGATTGAATGGACTGTTCTTTGACTTTGGCGCATTCAATAATACTGTAAATCGGCCACCTGAGGAAGAGGATAAGTTCCTGGCTGCGGTTGCAATGGTGATCTTGGGACGGATACTACAAGATGACAGTATTATGGCCAAGACATTTATGAGAAAACACTACAATTACGATTATATATACCATAACTACTATGCTCCGATTATGGCGGAGAGTAAGTTCTGGTTATAGAAAGGAGAAAAATGGGAATAGAGAATCAGTATGGATTCCTGCCTGAGATGGTAGGCATGGAGAAAGTCTGGGACAGAGATGAAAATTATTATTGTTACAGGTAGTGAGTATTCGGATTATTGTGTATGTGGTGTATTCTCATCTAATCGATTAATAACTACAACCTGGGTTAAATACCATGAGTTGAAAGATTGCTGGAAGGAGGCCCTTCAATGAGAGTTATAGTTGTTTCAGTCGGCGAATACTCAGACTACATAATCAGGGGGATATTTTCATCTTTTGCGAAGGCGCACGCATTTAAGACGAAATTACCCGAGGAGTGGAACGTGGATCTGGAGGTTGAACTTGATTATGAGGCAATCACACCTCTGTTAGGGCGCCGGATATTTGAAATGACCATACTGAAAAATGGGTATATCGTAGAAAATCAAATGATACGCACAAACACTGTCAGTGCTCTGAATGCTAACGAGCATAAGGGGCATTTCCAAAATTGGTGTTGGGAGGGTGAACGCTGTCTAAATAAACCTGAAAATGTGTTAGTTATTACCGTCTGGGGAGAGAATGCCCAACACGCTGTAGATGTAGTCAGGGAAATACGCACTCGGTTAGTAGCCACTAACACCTGGGCCAAATATAGTGATTTGAAATCTTGCTGGAAGGAGGCGCTTCAATAATGAATCTCATTTATCTTTACACAAGCTCCGGTGTCTCCAAAAACCCTCTACTCAGTTGGGATACAAGCGCTGTTACCAAAAACAAATTTGCACGACAAATTCACACTGACGGCATGATTCAAATGTTTGATTTAATTGCCGCAAGGGGATATCTCAACTCTGTGTCCGTGTTCATTGATTCGGCCAAAGATCATGGAAAAATCCGGCTTTCTCCTCGGACAAATGTATATGTAGTACCCGATATGGATTGTGTGCAGAAATTTCTCAACCCCGGGGATATCATAGTTGTCAGGGGTGGATTCAAATCCTGGATGCCGTTCCTGAGAAACCTCCATGGTTGCCGAAAACATTGGATATTATTTTATGCAGCAAACACAAACCGGACTAAATGGTCATTCTGGGATGTGGTTCTTGATGACCTTATTGATGAGCCGATTTTCATCCATCACCCTCCCGGAATGAGCCGGTACTATTTTAATTTCTCAAAACCCATTCATGAAGGGATATTCAAACCCATCCCCCAAACAGAAAAAGTATATGACGTTATGGCCGGTGCAAGCCACATTCACAAAAAGAAAGGTCAGTACCAAGTTTTACTGGCCACAATTGAATACGAAAAACAAACCGGAAAAAGATTAAAAATAGTCCTCCCGGGAGGGACATTACGGTGCTTTACTAACAAATTGCTTATACAAATGATAAACACAAAGGTTGTGGATGTTGACTTTACGCGTGCAGTCACCAGGATTGAACTCTGTAAACTGATGAGTCAAAGTAAAATATTTGCTCATGCCGGCGGCGGGGGCCAAAATGACCGGGGAGTGCTGGAAGCTCTCAGGTGTGGGTTGCCTACAATAATTGCTAACCCGAAAAGATTCTCTCCCTTTTTGAGCAGTAATGATTCGGTAGTGAAGGTTTTGAAATCACCACCCACTGAGGACGTACTTCTCAAAGCCTTGTATGAGAGGTCACAAATCAAATACAAGAGTGTGCGAACCCGGTCAAAAGAGTTGTGTTCAGCCATTATTGAGATGCTCAAAGAGAGTGGAGAAGTGAATGTCGCTGATTGGTACTCAAAACAAAATGGTATGAATGAAGTTTGTATACCCAAAATGTTGGATTTGATTAAGAGAATTAAAGATAATCCAAACCCAAGGGGCAATAATGAGGGGATGTGGAGGTAGGTACGAGAAAATTAATAAATAAAATCAAGAAGATATCGGGAATAGCTAAAATTGTATTAATAATAGTAGATATGTTTTGTCCTGTCTGCAAAGAAACACTTCGTGTAGCAAAGAATTCAACTTCTATGTCTCCCTGCTGTTCTTACCTAAGATATGTAACGGATGAATGCTTTTTCTCAGTGGAGGATGTTTTAAGGCCAATACAAAATCCCATCTGCTGTTTTAGGAAAATTAATCATGTATAACCTTGATAAAATATACAGAAAAAAGTATTTCAGCATGAAATCAACACTCAATTGGCGTGTGCCAATCGTTTGTGATGCCATTATCTCAATTCTCCATCCCACCTCCCTTATTGATCTGGGCTGTGGAAACGGCGATCTTGCCAAAGGCTTCCTGGATAGAGGAGTTGATGCTTACGGTATAGAGGGTACCGAGAATGCCAGATGTAAGTCTCAACTCTCGTCTAAGAGATTAGGTATTAATGATTTGCGTTACTCAACAGTCTTTCTTAGACAGTTTGATTTAGCCATTTGTTTGGAGGTAGCTGAACATATTGAGCAAGAGTATGCAGATATCTTTGTTGATAACCTCCTCAAAGCCTCTGATAGAATTTTACTTTCTGCTGCCGGTATTACCCAAAGGGGAATCGGCCATGTGAATTGTCAACCTGTTGAGTATTGGCTAAATAAAATGTCAGAACGAGGTATGTGTCCGGATTTCTGTATTGCTGAAAAAATCAAAGAAAAGCTTTTTCATTGGAGAAACAAAAAGGGTATCAAAGCTTATTACCAAAATCTACTGTATTTTGCAAGGAGAGAGTAATGTTGAAAATTGACATAACTACAACCGCCACTCTTCGGCCTGAATTATTAGAGAAAACCCTGGATTCATTTTGGGAAAATCTTTTCCAAAACCACACTGAGATTGATTTCAGGTTAGTCATTAATATTGATCCAATTGGCCAAGTGGAATCTTACCCGGGATGTATGCAAACCATATACACTCACATGTGTAATTATTGTTTCAGTATATTCCCGAATTCATTAATCAATTTCCCTGAGAAGGCCAATTTTGCAAAGGCTTTTAAGTGGTGTTGGGGAAACGTCAGGCCGGATGCGGATTTTGTATTTCACTTAGAAGATGACTGGCAACTCCTCAGACAGGTGGATTTGACACAAATGATTTTTCTCACTGAAAAGTATCCGAGATTGATTATTCTCAGACTGAATGCCTTTACCTCAAAAGAGTGCACTACTAAAAACTGGAACCTTCTTCTCAATTGGAACGGTGATTTCTTCGAGGTCAGTCAATCTCTCAAGGGTACTGTAGGGTTTTGTGGGCATCCCTCCCTGATTAATGCCGGTTTCGTCAGGGGCGCTGCCAAATATCTGGATGGTATTCACAATCCTGAGAAAGTGATGAAAGGCCGACATCCTCACTTTGGGCCAATACTCCACTCTGCTGAATTGGGTGTTTTCTCAGAGCAGAATTCACTACAGCAAATAAAAGACCTAGGCAGGAAATGGATGATCAGGAACAACTACAGAAAGTGGGGGAGTAAAGCGTTTTTCACGGAATGGAGGAAGGTATGAAAGAGAGAGAGGGAATGATATTTATAGATAATGTAGAGACCCCGATTAAACAGTTAAGGGAAGATACACTCATCAATACATTTGATAATGTCAGGGCGCAAATAATAAAGAACTTTGTACCTGAAGTGTTTTTTGTGATCTACAAAGACCCGAAAGTTTTGGATGGTTTATTTGACCAAATTAATAAGGCATTTGTAGATCAGGGCGCACTTGTGTATTGGGCCAGTGAGTTGGCGCAAGAGCTACGGGATAGAGGAATTCACCACCCGGGATCTGAATACAAGCTGGAGATGTGTTAGATGCCAAAATTAAGTGTAATTATCCCATTCTGTAATGAGTATCCACAAGTGATATTTACAATGCAATCTCTGTTTAATGAATTGTATGACAATGGCTATTTCGATTGGGAAATCATAGTGATTAATAATTTCTGTCCTGAGATACTAAAACAAAAACTGAGGGTGGCCATTTGTCCAAAGTGTAAAGAAAAGTATGACGTGTTTCGTGTTGAAGACAAATCCGGTCAGAAAATGAAGTCCTATTCAGAGATACATAGGCAAATCAAGTATGTAGAATATAAGGATAAACTCTCACACTGGCAAGCCAAAAATGCCGGTGTAAAGGTCTCCACAGGTGACATTTTATTTTTCTGTGACGCTCACTGTGTGATCTACCCGGGGGCATTAGTCAAGATGGCCAAATATTATCTTGGCCACCCAGATTTGATAAATGGGAGTCTTCATTTACCATTACTGTATATTTTAGATAGGCCACGTAAAAAACTCATATACAAACCTGTCTGTGATATCTCAAAGGGTTTATATCACTATTCCTTCACGCCATATAGAGATGAGGAATATCCCTATACAGTAGTCACTATGAGTACTTGTGGAATGATGATTAGCAGAGAAATCTATAACTGTCTGGGGGGGTGGCCGACTGAATTAGGAATTTACGGTGGTGGAGAGAATTTTGTCAATTATACCCTGGCAGTGTTAGGGAAAAATAAATCAATATTCCCCGGGTCACCCCTTATTCATTATGCAGAGCATAGGGGGTATGAATATAATGGCACTGACTTTATCCGTAATCGGTTAATAGCCACCTATATGTTCGGTGGTGAGCCTCTTCTCAAATTGTACTCCCAATACACAAAAGGAAGACCGGAAGTAGTAGAAAAAATGTGTCAGGACATACTTGAGAAATGTAAATCTCACAGAGAAGGTATTGCTATTAATCAAGTTTATGAAATCTCGGATTGGTTCAAGGGATTCCAAAGTAAATTACTAAAGTAAGGGAGAGAGGAAATGAAATTTGAAACTATAGAACAACTAGTCAAGGAAAGACGTGGGTATAAAATATTACTAGAGGATAACCGGTCACCATATCAAAATTATAAATATACACTTAAAAAAGGGGAGATACTCAAAACAAAACTAGATGGGGATAGGGGAGAAAGAAGTGGAGCTGGTTGGAATTTAGCAACCTTGGATTGGTGTTTCACGCAATTTAATTGTTTAGACAAAAAAATAGTGGAGTTTTCCATCCCGGAAAAAGCAACAATTATTATTCCTCATAATACGGATGGGAAATTTCGTACAAATATAATTGAATATACAAAAACACATAATATATATGAATTGTTACCAAGTTTGAAAAATTGGCTGCAAAAACTAAAGAAATATAAGCCAATTAATCCGATACAAACAACAAAAATGCCTTCAGTAGCTAAAATTAGTGTTATTTTATGCCAAGTCTGGAACCAAGTCTGTGACCAAGTCTGGAACCAAGTCTGGAACCAAGTCAGTAACCAAGTCAGGAACCAAGTCTGGAACCAAGTCAGTAACCAAGTCAGTGACCAAGTCTGGAACCAAGTCAGTGACCAAGTCTGGAACCAAGTCAGTGACCAGGTCTGGAACCAGGTCTGGAACCAAGTCAGGAACCAAGTCAGGAACCAAGTCAGGAACCAAGTCAGTGACCAAGTCAGGAACCAAGTCTGGAACCAAGTCAGTGACCAAGTCTGGAACCAAGTCAGTGACCAAGTCTGGAACCAAGTCAGTGACCAGGTCTGGAACCAAGTCAGGATAATCTCATATTTCGCCGTAAAAGAATTTTTCTCTTTCCCCTACGAACACCCTATTTTTGATTTGATTCGGCTCGGAATAATTGCTGTAAAAACGCTTGAGGGATTCAGTATCTTCGGCAAAAATGGTATACTCTTAGGCATGATCAAAAATTAAAAGGAAATAGTCATGGACAGCACGTTAAAAATCATCGGAGGATCGGATGATAAGGGGCATTCTGCACCGCTTCCTACTAGAGTCCCTCCTGATTGGTTGAGGCAGATTGACACAATGCTTAAAAACCTCCAAATCCCGTACCAAAATCGTGCAGACTTTGTGAGGGACGCTATTGCGAGACATTTGGAGTTTGTGGAGGCGTGGAGCAACAAAGATGGGTCTATTCTTGGGAAGATAAAATCAATGATGGATCTCATTGAAGAAGAGAGGTGTCAGCAGGGGTTTGAGGGGGTACTAGTCAATCTCCGGGAGAGAGTTGGGTATTTCAAACAAAAAAACGCCCCCAGGGAGGCTATTCGGTGTGTGCTGAAAATATTACAGTATGTAGAGGACATGAATGAGGGGCACTGGAAAGACACGTTTGCAGGGTTGTTGAGAAATGAGTATTCAGATTTGTTGAAAAATGCAAAGAAGGTTTCACTGATTCCTATTGTAGAGGAAAAATAATGTTGTCTAAATTACCACCCCCAACCGGTTTTGGGCTACCTAAGAAATTCTCAACTTGGAGAAAACACCAGGAGGATGCAATCCTTCATTTAGTGGATTCTCAAAAAAGAATAGTAGTCCAAACACAACCGACCGGCAGCGGGAAATCCCTTTGCTATGTGACATCTGCAATACTCTCGGGGAGGACGGTAATACTCACCAGCACAAAAGGACTGCAAAAACAGTTAGAATTGGATTTTGGCAGTGAACCCGGCCTGTCAATAGTCATGGGAAAAAACGCATACAAATGTGTACTCCTCAAAGAAAAAACCTGTGACTGGGGATTATGTAATTTCGGGCACCGGTGCCCACTCAAAAAGGAGTGTCATTACTACAATGCAATTGAGAGAGCCAAAGCTTCTCAGATAGTAGTTACTAATTATAGTTTTTGGGTTTGTAATAAGCCTGACACACTGGGAAAGTTTGATTTATTGGTTTGTGATGAGGCTCATGATTCTGTGTTGCAATTGTGTGATTCGTTATCAGTTGAAGTTTACCCGAGGGAGTTTCAGAGGTGTCGGTTAGATTGGATTCAGGAAGGCACAGCCAAAAATCTCTGGCGGGTGATGCTGAATACCCTTGAGATTTTGAAGGAGAATCTAAGGAAGCAACTCAAAGAAGACAACACTGAGGAGTTACTCACGTCAGATGTGTTTAAGGCTAGACGAAATTTAAAAGTGAAATTAGAGAGGTTGGAAAAAACCTCTGAGAGTCTGTGGGTCACTGAGCATTTGGGTAACTCAATTGTTTTTGACCCCCTTTGGCCAGGAAAGTTTGCAGAGGGATATTTATTTAGGGGCGCACCAAAAATACTACTGACTTCTGCAACTGTAACCAAAAAGACCGTTCAATTACTGAATGTTAACAGGGAGGATACTGACTTCATTGAGTACCCTTCTTATTTCCCGGTTGAGAGGAGGGCTGTCTGTTGGGTGCCTACCTGTCGGGTTGATTACAGAATGAAAGATTGTGATATGAATTTATGGCTGGCCAGGATTGATCAGATTATCAGTCAGCGATTAGACAGAAAGGGGATTGTTCACACCACTAGCTATCAGCGGTGCCAGCGGGTAATAAATACAAGTGAATACACTCCTTTTATGATTTCGCATAAATCAGGAAGTAGAGACAAGGCAGTAAGAGAGTTTAAGGGATCTGATCCACCTTGTGTGTTGGTTTCTCCCAGTGTAATTACCGGTTATGATTTCCCCTATGACGAATGTAGATATCAAATTATTGGGAAAGTGCCCTTCCCGGATCAAAGAAAGTTAATAGATAAAAAAAGAAAGGAGATTGATTCGGATTTTGGGATTAATTTTGCTATGCAGAATTTAGTACAAGCTGTTGGCAGGGGCATGAGGGCATTAGACGACAGTTGCGAGACGTTCATTATTGATGACCATATTCAATGGTTTGTGAAAAAGTATGCGGAATTTGCTCCCAAAAGTTTTCTGGATGCTTTCAGAAGAGTAAATACAATACCAATACCAGCTAGTTATGAACAAAGGAGGTGAGAAAGAGAGACTGTAGAAAATCTTGAGTACCGGGGGGAGATTTATAATCACTATTCAAATGAAGGAGAACCATATGCCACAAACCGTAGGAGTAAGCCTAAAACCCTCAACCTATTCAGAGGGTGCCGGCTTACTAGACGATGAAGACGTGATAATAAAGGAAGCCAGATTCACTCAATTCGATTACAACGGCAAACTCCCTGCCGTACCTGCAGCTGAACTTACACTGGATCGTGGAGATGGAGACACAACCAAACAATACTATTCAGTGGGTAAAACCTCTGACTGGGCGCCCTCTGAGGATGGCAAAACTCTATCTGCAATCGGCAAGGCCACTGCCCTTGTGAAATCCTCAAACTGGGCGTTTTTTGTTACTGCTCTTGTCAATGCCGGATTTCCTGAGAATCGAATTGAAGCTGATATTTCAATATTTGAGGGGTTGGAAGCCCACGTGATTAGGGCTGCCGCACCTGAGCGAAAAGGAATTATTAAAAAGGAGAAGGAATTCGAGGCTACAATATTGGTAGTCGATAAAATTCACAAATACCCATGGGAAAAGGCTACTAAAGCCACAACTGGAAGGGGAAAAGGAAAAGCTGCTGCCACTACCAAAGACTCACCCACTGATTCAAAAATTGAAGAACAAACCACTGAATTTGTAATGAGTGTGTTGGCAGAAAACCCGGACGGTATTGAGAAAAAGAAACTTCCACAAATGGCGTTTGCGAAATTAAAAGATATACCGCCCACAGACAGAAATAAAATTGTAAAGTTGGTATTCAGTGATGAGTATCTTTCATCGACTCCATTTTGGGTGTATGCAGATGGGATGATTACACCATTGGCAGCGGAGTAGCTTAACTCAACATTAACATTTAGTTGTAAATTGTGGTGTGGGGTTGGCCCTGAAAAGCCCTCTCTCCCTTGAGGGGCTGACTCCATGCTATTACCTAGAACTTAAAAAAATAAGATTATGATTATTAAAGAAACAGAAAAAACAAAATTCCCATTCAAAACCTCAGAGGGTCGGTCATTTGACCGCCTCCACCTCTCAACTATTTATGGAGACTTAGAAAAGGAATTATTCCCGCCCAAAGATACAGGTAATCCATATTGGGCTGAGGTAGGATTTTTGTTTGAGGAGGCGCTTGAGGAAGCGCTCTCTAAGGTTCTCAGAGGTCGGGCGGTAATTAGAGTCGGGGAAATAGAATTAGACAATGTTGTTGGTAGCCCTGATGGGGTTGATTTTGAGAATTGTATATTGGAGGAGTATAAGTGTACCTGGAAATCTTCAAAGAAAACCCCGGATCAGATTTGGAAGTACATGGTACAAATTAAAGGCTACCTTAGAATGCTGGATATGGACACATGTAAAATGCGAATCCTATATCTAATGGGAGATTACAGGGGGTCAGGGCCCCAATATAAGGAGTTTTTGATCACATTTACTCAGGCCGAAATTAACACAAATTGGGATATGTTAATTTCACATGCCAAAAGGAAAAGATGGTTATAATGATATGTATCAACAAGTAATAATTACACTTACAGAGGGTTCTTCCCCTGATAGCGTACATTTCCAAAATGACCTTGACATATATAAAGCCGGATTTCAAGGAAGGGTAGGAGATGCTCTGGAAAGACATTATTTTAGTCCTCAAATCTATGTGTATTCTTTATTAGATTTTATGAATGGTGATTTTTATCTGATAGGACATAAATTATTTATTTGTCGTATACAACATCGTCAAGTTTATCTATTTCAAATAAGCCCCGATTTTGAAAGGAGCGCCAAACATTAATGAATACTAATAAAGTCATACTTAATTGTATATTTTGGAGTGACTATATAAGCTACCACCACTATTGAAATTGGTGTAAGGAGAATAAATTGAATATTAAAGGTTTCACCAAAGTAGATGCAAAAATCCTCCCACAAAAGAGAATAATAATGTCTATTGATGGATTGGAAAAAGAAGGTAAAACGCATTTTGCACTCTCAGCCCCCGGAGATATTGCATTCTTTGATTTTGATATTGGTACTGAGGGAGTCATTGAGAAATTTGCCGACCAGCGAGAAATCTACAGAGCGTCTTTTCAAGCGCCTGTAGTGGCGGGAGAAGCTGTTGCTGCTAGCGTTTATGAGAAGCTCTGGAACCAATTCAAGCAAGCTTATTTTACTGCGCTGTCCTCTGCTGCCATTAGGACAATCATTATCGACACTGCCACGGAAGCCTGGGAGTTACTGAGGTTATTCAAATTCGGGAGACTGGATAAAGTAATGCCGTTTCAGTATGGACCTGTAAACGCTGAATACCGAGACCTAGTCCGGATGGCGTACGGGTTTAACAAAAACCTCCTTCTTATTCATAAAAAGAAACCCAAATACGTGAACGACAAACGAACCAGTGCTTATGAGAGGGCCGGGTTTGGCGACACGGGGTTCTTGGTGCAATGCAATACAGACGTGAGTAGAGATGAGGAGGGGGAATTCTCAATCCACATCAGAGATTGCCGGCAGAACCCAGAAATTACAGGGGAAGACTTCCCTGGGCCACTGTGTAATTTCCCAATGGTAATGAGTAGTATTTTTGTTGATTCAGCCTTAGAGGAGTGGGAATAATGAAAGCAGATTGGCAAATGTTACAAAAAGAGATCTATACAGACATGGTAAAAGCAGGATTTTGGCCCTCAGACGTTAGTGTTCCGGAAAAGCTTTGTCTTATCCATTCTGAGATTTCAGAGGCTTTGGAGGATTACCGAAATAATTCTATGAAGTTGAGTTTTGGTGTTAATGGCAAACCTATTGGATTTCCTACTGAATTGGCGGATGCCGTAATCAGGATAATGGATTTAGCAGAGAGAGAGAGAGAGAGAAGGGATTGATCTTCTTGAGATTATACAAGTGAAGTGTGCATTTAATAAAACAAGAACATACCGGCATGGTAATAAGAGAGCATGAGGGAGCGGAAATGATACTGACTGTGAGTAATATCTGTAGTTTTGGAGTAGGATATTTTGTAGGGTTTTTAGCTATGACATTTGTTATATTATTTCACGTAAACCAGCAGTGAAGAGATAAACCAACCGGACGGTCATTTCCCAAGATGGCCGTTCAGCCGAGAAAAGGGAGTCGTCCGGTTGGTTATTAATAATCAATAATCAGTAGTGAGAAGGAGAGATTGATTACTATGAGGAACTTATTAAATAAATGATCTACATAGACAGCCGAAAAGGAAGTGGGGAACTCTTACCTCTGTTTCCCAAAGGCATGGCCACACTAACCCGATTGCAATTTGCCGATTTCTTTTTCTTTGGCCGGGGTTTGGATGAAGTCCCTCTCTCAATTGGATTTGAAAGAAAGACAATCACTGACTTAATAGATTCCTTGCTCACAGGTCGATTGTCAGGTCACCAACTCCCTGGGCTATTCAATAGTTATGATATTGTATACCTTATCACAGAAGGGTTATGGAGACCCAACCCCGAGAATGGCATTTTAGAAAGAAATTCCCGGGGGAGGTGGGCTACTATTCGGTTTGGCACTCGAACATTCATGGCCAGAGAGATTTATAATTACCTTAACACACTGGCTATACTCAGTGGGGTGCACAACTGGTTTACAGCAACCCCCAAGGAAACTACCTTCTTGATTCGGGCGCTGTTACATTGGTGGAATGACAAACCAATCTCAGGACATACTTCCCACCTCAAACCCCATCTACCCTTCTGTACATTGAGGATTAATAAACGACCCATTGTGCAAAGAATGGTTATGGAGTTGCCCGGGTTAGGGATTGAAAAAGCCCGACTGGCAACAAAGAAATTCAAAACAGTATTGGATATGATTTTAGCAACTGAGGAGGACTGGAGAGACATTGAAGGGATTGGGGATGTGCTTTCAAAAAGAATCGTAAAATCTTTACAAGAAGGAGAGGGAAAATGACAACAATCACTGACACACATGCACTAAGAACAGAGCAACAACTGATATTTACATTTACCACTGGCAGGTCAGGAACAGCTTTACTGACTGAGTTATTTAAACTTTTACCGGAAGATTTAGTGATGGCTACTCATGAACCGCAACCTGTGTTTGATGATTTCTTATGGCGGGCAAGAATAACTCCGGAAATTTATAAAAAATTCTGGACCAGAAAATTATCTGTGATTAATAAACACAAACAACCCGTCTATATTGAGACCTCTCATATTGCCTGCAAGGGGTTTTTGGACGGTCTCCTTGATTTGAATGTGCCTTTTGATATTATTTATTTATATCGGCCTATTCGGGATGTTGCAACCAGTATGTACCGCTTAAACGACATTCCCGGGAAAACGAATAAGGGAATCAGGTATTATTTATTACCTGGTGATCGTCATAACTGTTTGCAACTCCCCAACAGTGAAAAGAATACAGATTACCAACTCTGTTATTGGTATTGCCTGGAACTCTGGGAGCGTGCGAAAGAATTTTACCACTTGAGTATATGTAAAGAGAGTCACAAAGCGTATTTCATTACTCTGGCAGATTTGAAAAAGAGAAGTTTCTTCTCCTCAATGCTCAGACACCTTAACTTGCCTGAGTTATCAGAAGAGGCATGGAAGGCTCATAAACATGTTTGTAATCTAAAAGTAAACTGCAAACGTAACAGAAAATCAAGCAGACCCATACCTGACTATACAACCGAAGAGGGAGAGATCAATGAAAGTGTACGAACTCAGATTCGATGAAGAGTTAAAAATAAAAACAGTTATCAAAATCAAAAGGTTTTTTCGTAAGACACTTGCTCAAAGTGATCAAAATAAGACTATAGTGTGGCCCTTTATTTTTTCATTTCATAGGGATTACACAATCTGTCGGATTTGTGAGGATCTGCTGCCAAACCTGGAGGACTTTTTGAAAGATAAACTCCCCTATCCCCCATACAGAATCCATGGGTATTGGGAATACAAGGAGGTAGATTAGTGTACTGGATAAAAAATCACGTCTTGCCGGTACTGTACACTCAAATTGATGATTGGTTTTGCACCCCTTATTTTATGGTGTTGTGGGAGGATGTGTATAGTTCCAGAAAACCTGTGAGAGTTGTGAAATGTCCGGACCCAGAACACAAGCTTCCCCCAGATGACATTCTCAGAGGAAAGATAACTCAGCTCAAAAACACAGATCCGGATTCCCTACTCCCTATATTAGAGATGAGGCTCACTGGGGTTGATAAATACATAAAGGATATTGATAGAGACCTGATTTGGGAATTAACTGTGTTTTGCCCAGCCAAAGGTGAGTTGGATACTGTCTACATAAGCCCATTCTATTTGGGTTGGATACTCTACAGGTTAGGTTTCTATGATTGTCAATTCTCCCACATAAAGGAGAGTCTGGATTGGATGGTTCCCCCTGAAAAGGATTTTTTACTTTTGTATAAAGGGGGTGAATTGAAGGTGATCATTATAGTAATGATAATTGACTAAAAAGGAGTCACTAATGAAAAAACTATTTTTATCTTTACTTGTAATTTCTGTTTTTATTTTGTTTTCTGTATACGTTTTTGCCGGATCAATTACTATTCAATGGGACGCCAATACTGAACCTGATTTAGCGGGTTACTGTGTGCATTATGGGTCATCCCCCGGAGAATATACTGAGCGTGTAGATGTTGGGAATGTAACTACTTACTGTATTGAGGGGCTAATTCCTGATACTTATTACATAGTGGTCACTGCTTATGACACTTCAGATTTGGAATCTGAATATAGTAATGAGGTTTCAGGAGAGGTTAAGAATTTACCCCCGGGTAATCCGGTTGGATGTAAAGTGGTTGATATTATAAATGACTGATGATTGAGAATTGTAAAAAATGCCCTCTCTATAAGGGTGAGAGAAAATTATCCGACTATGTCCCCGGGGCAGGCCCGACACAATCCACAACACTAATGATTGTCGGGGAAGCCCCGGGGGTTAGTGAAGTCCAAAAAGGTATCCCCTTCTGTGGAAAGGCCGGTGAGGAGATGGATAATTACCTTTCAAAGATCAATATTCCCCGGTACAGGTGGTATGTGACTAATGTTGTTAAGTGTCATCCCCCAAAAAACAGAGACCCCGGCCCACTAGAGATTGATTGTTGTTCTCAGAATCTTCTTGATGAAATCTGCACCCATAAACCCAAGGTAATAATCACTATGGGGAGATTTGCCGCTAGATACTTCTTGGATAATATTGATATGGAAATGGTTCATGGGATTCCTTATTACTGGGGATGCAGTGAAATAGTCATCGTTCCTTGTTATCACCCCTCATTCGGGCTACATGAGACTTCCCGGATGTCAGTCATAGTGGAGGATTTCCAAATCATTCCCAAAGTTTTGAGGAATGAGATATCCATTAGAAAATTGTCAGATGATGCCGGCAAAGGACTTGTTTATGAGCTAATTACTGATAAACACACACTCCAAAAGGTTTTGGGGGATGTGAAAGACATTGCCATCGACACTGAAATCTATAATGATGGGTCTCCACTCTGTTTGACATTCTCTAGGCAATTCGGAGAGGCATTCATGATTAAATCTGACAACCATGAGTGTCTCTCCACTCTTACTGAGTTTGTAACCAGGCCCTATGTGAGAACTATCCTCCACAATGCGCTTTTTGATTTGAATGTGCTCTCTGAAATGGGAATCTATCCCCAAAATGTACTTGACACTATGGTAATGGCTTACCTTCTTCAATCTTACCCTCAAGGTTTGAAACCACTTGCATACCGGTTATTAGGGGTAAAAATGCAGGCCTATAAGGATGTGATTGGGGAAGTTCAAATCCAAAAGGCCCTCAATTATTTATTATTAGTCAGTAATCAGAAGTGGCCAGATCCGGAACCATTTTTCACTTGGGAAAAGGGGGCCCCAAAGGTAAAAAAACCCCAAAATATAGGCAAAAAGGTAATCAGAATATTAAATGACTACGGCAAAGATTCAAATCTGGATTTGGTTGCAAGATGGAAAAATATTGATTTAGAAAGCGGTCGGCAGGAAGTAGAATCCCAATTAGGAAAAATGCCTATTGCTGACTTATCCGACATCTCTGAAGAAATAACAATTGCCTATGCTTGCAGAGATGCCTCTGTCACACTGGGTATATTTCCGATTCTCTACCAGAAAATCATAGACTCAAACCTGCAGGAAGTTTTTCACCGGGATATGAAAATAATCCCGATGGTCAATGATATGCAAAAACACGGGATCAAAATCAATCCGGGACACTTTGAATACCTATCTGAATATTTTCAATCTAAAATGGACACCACCCTGTCAGTAATAGAAAACATATACAAGGAGAGTACAAAAAAAGAAATAAATGTCAATCTCCAATCACCTCCTCAAGTGTCACAAATGTTATATGACATGAGAATATTCAAAACCAAAAAGCAATCTACAGCAACAGAGGCGCTTGACAAAATAAGAACTCAGTGCCCAATCATTAATGAAATCTCAAAATACAGAGGATTGAGTAAATTGAAGGGCACTTACTCAGATAAAATTGTGGATGTGGCAGATGAGAATAACCGGGTACACTCCACATTCAGAACCACCCGGGTAGTGACGGGTAGATTGGCGTCCTCAAAGCCAAACCTGATGAACCAGCCTATAAAGTCAGAAGATGGTCGGAAAATCCGTCAGGGATTCATAACTGAGAAAGGGTGTGTGTTATTGAGTGGTGACTATTCACAAATAGAGATGAGGATGGCTGCTCACTGTTCACAAGACCAAACCATGGTTAAGATGTTTTTAGAAAACAAGGACATCCACACTGAAACTGCATCCTGGATATTCAATATCCCCATCCCAAAACTGGACAAAGACAAACATCGGTACCCTGCTAAAAGAATCGGGTTTGGCATTCTCTATGGGTTATCCGGAATGGGGCTACAGCGTCAACTCCTTTCTGAAGGGATTGTATACTCAATTGACGAATGTGAATCCATGATTCATTCCTGGGGTGAGATGTACTCAGAGATCATTGCTTACATGGAGGAGGTAAAAGCACAAGCCAGGCGATATGGATATGTATCAGATATGTTTGGGAGAAGGAGGTTAGTCCCTGAAACAATGTCAATACACCCCAACATTGTGAGTGCAGGATTAAGGCAAGCTATTAATGCGCCGATCCAAATGGGTGCCCAGGGAGTAATCAAGGAAGCTATGGGTCAGCTTACCCCTGTGTATAGGGATTTTGAGAATGAGGGGTGGATCTGCAGACCATTAATTCAAATCCACGATGACATTCTTTTTGAAGTTTCAGAAGAGATTGTGGATATGGCAGCGCCAATTTTCAAGGAGATTATGGAATCAGCAGTGTCTTTGTCAGTACCGGTATTGGTTGATCAAAGGGTGGGAAAGAATTGGAAGGATATGGAGGAGATTAAATAATGATAGCAACAAAACTTAATACCATTAACCTAACAATCGTAAAAAAACGCTGGTATCATTATGTGTTCGAAAAATTTATAAAAACTCATGACGTTATTGATTTATGCAAAGTGAAGCTTGAAGTAACAATATGTTGCAATAAATCAGGCGAAACTTTTGTAAAACCAAAAACTGAAAATTTAGGATTTACTGAACTCAAGTATTCTTAAGGGGAGGCAATGAGTAAAGTAAGTCATCCATCACACTATACGTACCACCCCAGTAAAATTGAGTGTATAGAGATCACCGAACATATGAATTTCTGTTTAGGTAACGCTCTCAAATACATTTGGAGGGCAGACCTCAAAGACAACGCCATTGAGGATATTGAAAAGGCAATCTGGTACCTAAACCGTGAACTTTCAAGGAGAAGAAAGGAAGCTGAGAATGGGAATAGATCTATTAACCATCCCTGAAGTGCAGACTGCAATTAAGAATAGGATTAAGGCAAAGAGTTTAGAAACCCAAGCAAAGTTATTAAAAAAAGAAGCTGACGGGGTACTCATCTGTCATATGGTTTGTAACGATGAGAAGTTAATAAAGCACTCAGAAGGGACATTCAATTATGTGGCTCCCGGAGTGTCAAAAACCCTGGATAAAAAGAAATTAAAAGAGGCCTTAGTTGATAAGGGCGTCCCTGTAACAGTGATCACTGAGAGTTTTGAGGAGTCCACAACTGAAAAGGAAAAGGCAGAGTATATCACATTCAAGGAGAAGCAAATAACATAAAATCTAATAACCTAACTGTGGGAGAGCTAGGTTATCAAACAAGTTATAATAGTTTTATTGAAAATTTGTATTGTTCGATAAAAATCTGATATTCAAATAATCAATTTCTCTTATTCTCCCCTTCTCATCTTGTATGGTGACATATGTTAGTGGAGGAGACATACTACCAAAAGACCGTTTAATAAACAGCGCTGGCCGGAACCGTTTGCCATTGAAATACTCCACTTTGATTCGTAATTGTAACGCAGGACGAGTAAACATAACAATAACCTCTCTTGTCGTAAACACAACAACACAGGCGGGATCGCTCCCGCCTTGCGTTTCCTCGTTGAGTTGACAGGTTAACTATCAGGATTATTATTGGTTAGATTATTTTTCTCCATTTTTTTCTGTCCTTCCTCAGGAGGGATCGTCCTCTTGTTAAGAATTAATTATTTCCAGGTTTGAAAACATCGCTCTGATTTCATCAGGTGACGGAGGATTATCCAAATTTTCTTTATTATCCCCATTCCATTGCAAGTTAAACTTTGTGAGGTATTCGAGTATTTCTTTTGATCCGAAAGAATTTTCAATTTCAAAATATTTTTTTGTATTACAATTAACTATTGCTATCGGAATACTACCAGATGGCAACATTTGGCCGCCAGTCCTAAAATCTAAATGTTTTTCTATAAGATTTCCTTGATTAAAAATTACATATACATCATTATAGTACATTTTGTCATTCTCCTCTTGCGGCGGGGGCGATCCCGCCTCCCGATATGGTTAAATATAATAGTTAAACACTTTTTCTTGCTTTTCGTTATATTGCTCAATAATTTTGGACCCGTCCGAAAATATATAGTGAGTAGAAACGTCATCGGCATAGTCCCTTTCAGTTTTTTGAGGGCTGTCTTCTCGATCTATGGAATTTTCATTTAGTAAATCAAATAATTTATTAAAATCTTCAACATGTTTCACTGTCCATCCCATGTAAGTTTCTTTCATTTCGACATCACTATGAAATTTTTGTGCTTCAGTCATTATTAATATCTCCTCTTGTGGCGGGATCGTTCCCAGTTATTAGTTAATTATTTTATTGCATCTCCATTTTCCCTCAACACAGTCTGTGTCTTGTGGATTGTCATAAATCCAAAAGATCATTGGAGAACAGCCAATCCATTCCTCAGCTTCTAACACTAATTGCACATGGTAATCATCTTCCGGAGACATAGGGTCATTTACAGGAGAATTAACTTTTTCAACTTTTTCTATTGTTTTTTCTCCACCATTCCATGTCACCTCTATTTGTCCGCAATATTCTTCAAAATCTTCATGTTCAAAATCATTATCTTCAATTTTTTTCATCTCAATATCTCCTCTTACGGCGAGATCACTCCCGCCCTGACTTATTGGTTATAAAAAAAAACTAAATTCTATATGAATGGGATAAATATTCATTTATATTTTTACACAATTTGGCTACTTCTAAATCCCTTTTTCTAATTTAATTTGTTTTTCAGTTTTACCAAATTCTTCAATAAACCATTGCTTTAAGGTCTGTTTTTTCATTTATTCTCACCTTCCATTTTCTCAAAATTTTCTCAAAATAAGGACATGTCCATCCTTTATTACACATCCTTTCTTCGACAGTGTAAGGACATTTTTCATTGTTAATTAATTTGCAGAAATCCTGCGGTCGTAGACCACTGTTAGGATTACAATTCATCTTCAATCCCTCCATTTCCTATATCTCCTCTTGCGGCGGGATCGCTCCCGCTGTTTGGGTTTTCTTCATCATCTGTCTTTATGGTTTCTGCAAATTCCTTCCATGTACTGTTTACGTCAGGATCAATTTTTATGGCTTCTCTAATTATTGTATGTCTTTCGCCGAAATCATCTGGTGTAGGGTTTGATAATTCAAAAATATATTCATATCCCAAAAACTTGCCTTCCTCCCACTCTTTATTTTTTTCAATAGTAACCACCAATTCATCTTCCGGCTCAAATTTTTCAGCCAACCACCCGAAAACATCTTCTATCTCGGAGACTGTCCATTGCACTACCCATTGTTGTATTCCGTTTTTATTTTCAGTATTCAGCGCTTTAAATATTGTTTGATATAATTTTTGATTCTCATTCATCTCAAAATCTCCTTGAATTTGTTATTTTATATTACGTATTCTGGTTTTTCCCCTCTAAATAATTTGTATGTTTCATATATCCCTGCGTGATAAACCCTTAATACTTCTTTTCCACTTGGGAGTTTTTCAATCTTTTCAATACCCTCTATTACTCTCCCCATTTCTTTAGAGTATATCTTTACTCTTCTACCTGCAGGGTTTGGGGTTCTTAATGCTTCCTCGGCGCCTCTACAAAAATTTTCACTTGCTTTTTGGTCTTTATTGATTAATTTTTCCATTTTCCTTCTCCTTATTAAGGGTTTGTGTGTGTCATCTGTATATATAGTATTGCAAGTGCAGTGCCAATACTGAACTATTTTCCATAATTCTTAGTCATTTCTCATGTCAGTGACAACAGCCCCTTACAAGCCCTTCTAAAACTTTTTGGAAACCACACTCGTTAATCAACCCACAAACTATTACTAATATTGTGTAATTTGTATACACTGCAGTATAAAAAGTATACAATCTCCTCTTAGTTACTGTAAACACTACCAATTAATACTAAGCCAAATGTATACATTTTACACAAAGTACCTCCACCATTATATAGAGTATGCAAACCGCTTACAATTGCTGCAAATAATTACACAATTCCACCCTGATGGATTGCCACTAACAACATACAGGCTATTCTCTGTAAACCCCCTGTAAAATATGCACACCATTACACAATTAAAAAAGTATACAACCTGGTATTCAATTTGCATATATAATAAGACAGAAACCCAAACCTTTGAATGAGGGATTAAAAAAATGAAAAAATATACAGTTTTAACCGGCCCCAAGAGAATACCCTCTAAAATAGTGATTAATAATTTTAAAAAATTAACCTTGTTGCAAGCTGCCCGGACATTAAAAACAAACCAGGTAGCGGTGAGTTTCAATAACATTTTTGTAGATCTGAATTACGGCTGGTACATAATCAAAGAAGATGGTATGAAAATCAACTAATCCAGGGAGGAAATGATGATAAATGGTAAACAGAGTAGCTATATCACCGGTTACATCACCGGTGTCTAGGCCGTTAAACCGCAAACTACAGCCCCTTGATGTAGTTGAACTATGGGGTGTAGTCAAATCAGTTGAAGGGGATAATGTAACCATAGTGATTGGTGAAATTACATTAATAGGAACTCGATTTAGCGGTTCTCCAAATTGTTGTGCTATCCAAGAGGATATAACATTGAAGGTGGTTTGAGAGGTTATCATAAGTTTGTATTTTAAATAACTTCTCAATTCCGTGAGGTAAGAAGATGCCAAGATTAACATTAACAATTCCGGAAATTTGTATTTTAAGTTTTACGCTAAACACTGTTATTGGTTGTTTGGATGTGGATGATAGCCTAAGTGAAAGTTATGGTGAAAAAACCTATTCTGATGGAGGCAATTTTGTGTTCTCTTTGTCTGAAAAAGAATACAAACTACTATTAAAAGTAAAGGATAAAATCTAACATACACAAACCCAAATTTTTTGAATAAGGAGGTAATTTGTATTATGTGTGAGAATTTGTATAAGGATGCCCCAATAAAAATAAGTCACGTTCAAATAATAACTAAACTTAAAATACTTGAAAAGAGGTTAGCAACAATAGAAGAGAGATTAACAACAATAGAAAAGCAAGGAGGTAAAATGAGCTTCAATCCGGAATTCCCAGAAACTTATAATTGGCATTCACTTGACAGTATCCGGCTCAGTGCATTGGCAGTTGTCTTGAGTAACAGAATACTAAAGGACATAGAGACACCTGAACGTGGTCTAGTTACGGGGTTAAGGGAAGCGCTTAGGCAGATAGCAATTATAGCGATGATTGGGCATAACTCAACCACAACTATAGGGTAGAACAAACTCAACCTCTCAATTTGGTGGAGAAATTTTCCCTTATATATATATACTATATATAAGGGATTTTTTTTTCCCTAAAACGGCAAAAATCAGTCAAAAGTGAGAATCAACTAGTCGACTGTCACACTTTTTTTTTGTTCTAAAAATCACTGAAAAAGACTGAAAAAGACTGAAAAATGCCAAAAAAGTCCTAATCAACCTAAATTGTTTTAGTGCTTTAAAAACAACATATAAAAGGGAGTTACAAATACGTAATTTAATGGTAAACAACAATTTACAAATAATTAAGGAATAATCTCAGCCTGTGGGTAAAATTTTCGACTACTAACAATAACAGAGGGTTATGTCCTTGTCCTAACTTTAGTTACCCACAGGGCTTTTATTTATTATATTCACAAAAACAAGTAGTTATTTGATTTCTATTTAGCAGTGTGTTAAAAAATCATGTACGTTAGCCAGTATGGTAAAATGTGTTTTAGTTTAATGAAATCAATAAGTTATATGTGTCTGATAAATTGCGGATATATATGTATACCTTATAATACAAGGATAGGGAATATTGATTAGTATAATCTTTGTGTACATTTCCAAAAATTTTTCTTGACATGTTCAAACTCATTTTGTATACTTTTACCAAAGAATGTAATTTGTACACTCATATTCAAAGGATGAAAATGCCGACTAAAATAAAAAACAACCTCACAGGCCGGGAATACAATGAACATGGGATTCAAATTTTAGTAATCAATCCTCACGTGTTAAATGTAGATAGTGAACAGGAATACCTTTGCATAAGAGATGGTAGAGAGATTATCCTAACTGAAAATTACCTACAAAAACAAGTTAGAATAACCAAACTCAAAACCCGCTATAGGGAAGGAAAGTACCCTGGGGGAGACTTGGCGGGTAGCTGGTTTGGGCGTTGGGAAGTCCTCAAATACGTTGGTCGAAACAAAGCCCGGGAACCTGTTTGGTTGTGTAAATGCGCTTGTGGTTCTCTGGCCCTTGTACCGGATACGAGTCTGAAAACAGGTAAATCCAAATCCTGTGGGTGTTTCAAATCTCTTAAACGACGGTTCCCGGACATCACGCTAATAGGCAGTAAGTGTTATTTAGGGGATGTCTCCCTCAATACGTTCACTTCTCAGAATAAAACAGATCTCACAGGTCACGAGTACAGTGAGTTCGGGACAACCTCAATACAGGTAGTTGGCTTTCATGGAGTAAATGTAAGTGGTGAGAATGAATACCTCTGTCTAAAAGATAATAAAATCCCCGTTATTTTAACTGAAAAATGGCTTACAGGGTTAAAAAGGACACACACCATCAACAAACCCCATAAGTGGGGAAAATACCCTAAACAAGACCTTGTGGGGATGAGATTTGGGTATTGGATGGTGACTAAATTCCTTGGCCGGGATAAAGGCCGTCATGCAATTTGGTTATGTGAGTGCAGGTGTGGCAATCAATCACCTATATTGGATGTTAATTTGAAGAATGGCGCTTCTCAATCTTGTGGGTGTTTTAAGAAATTACATGCCTGGTGTCCGTCGGCAAGGGCGGCGTAGATGGAAACGATTTTTGAGACTGATTTAGGAAAACTATACTGTGATGATTGCTTGAAAATCCTACTTGATATGCCCCCTGAGAGTGTTGATTTAGTGATCACCTCTCCACCTTACGATAGTTTAAGAGATTATCAAGGCTATAATTTCAATTTTGAGGGTATTGTGAATGAATTATTCCGTGTCATAAAGGTAGGCGGGGTTATTGTCTGGGTTATAGGGGATGCTTCTGTGCAAATGAGTGAGACCGGCACAAGCTTTTATCAGGCGTTATTTTTTAAACGAGTCGGGTTCAAATTGTACGACACAATGATTTATAAAAAGAAAACCAAACCTCTTACTCACAGGAGATATGAGCAGGAATTTGAATATATGTTTGTGTTTTCAAAAGAAAAACCAAAAACATTTAATGTAATAAAAGTGGATTGTGTGAATGCTGGGGTTATACAAATTCATACACAAAGAAAAGAAGATGGGGTGTTAGAGCCTTGGGTTTGTCAAACACAAAAAACAAAAATAAAGGGAAATATTTGGGAATATAATGTTGGAGCAACTTTCTCAAAAGACAAAATCGCCTTTGAACATCCTGCTGTATTTCCTGAAAAGTTAGCAGAAGACCACCTTCTCACCTGGAGTAATCCGGGGGATTTGATTCTAGATCCTTTGATGGGCAGTGGCACAGTGCCAAAGATGGCTGAGAAACATAACAGACATTACACAGGGGTGGATATCAGCAAGGAGTATTGTGAAATTGCCATTCAAAGAATAATTCCAGAAATGCATTAGGTTACTGATGCTGCATGAGTATGAGTAAGTGTATGATATGTGTAGAGCCGGTTCCTGATTACGTGCCTCAATTCTGTTGTAATGATCAGGATTACGGGTGTTTGGGATTGTCTGTAGAACCGTGTCTGTGTTTAGAGTGTTGGAATATTACTATAAGGCTGTTATATTTAATTGATGAATTTAGTTTATGATAAAACAAAAGTTTTGCACTAATTGCAAAGGCGCAGGTAAACAAATTTTTCACGGGCATTTTGAGTCCATCGTTGGGAATTGTAATTTTTGTGATGGGTCTGGAAAAAGAGAAGATCAAGTTGTTTGGTTCAAAAAATTAAACAATATAACAAGTCATTCAACAGGAATTGTTCGGCTAACGCCTCTCAATCCGGTTAATTCGGTGATGGGAAGTAGTAGATATGAATACAAGTAATACTAATAAAAACAATCACATAGGTTCTTACTGTGCAGTTTTTGCACAGCAGATCGTAGACT